TAATCGTGGTTATATTTATCACGAAGACGAAACAGGAATTTTTATTCTCCGTGGTATCACCTGTAATCAGTGCTTTGCTACTTATCAGGTAACATTTAATGGTAATATTGCGTTACCTGAAGATGCAACGGATGTTACTCCGATAGCGGTAGCAATCACGATTAACGGTGAACCTCGTGTGACAAGCAGAGCAATTTATACTCCGGCGGCAGTGGACGAATATGGAAATGTAACTTCCACAGCAATCATTAAAGTACCAAAAGGGTGTTGTTTCTCTCTTGCTGTAGAACATGTAGCGGCAACAACCGACCCGACTGTAACTCCGGCACCTGTTATCAATGTCCAGAACGCAAATCTGGTTATTAGCAGAATAGCGTAAGAAAGGAGGTATGTCTAATGGAAAAACATTATGAAGCAGTGAAGGAAATTCTGGAAGACCAGATTAAAAAGATTGTGAAAAAAGGAGACATAACTCCGCAAGAACTCGATAATCTGTACAAAGCATCTGCTATCTGCCTTGATTTTGAGACTAAAGAGGCTATGAAGAAAGCTGAAGAAAAAGATGGTCAAAATAAACAGGGCGGACAGAGTAATCGTGGTCCTTACAATTCTTATGATATGGGCAATCGTGGAAATTATGACGGGAATAATTCCAATCATTATCCGTGGTTTATGACACCTTATGGTAGGAGTTATGAAGCAGGTGGGAATTCTTACGGACCTATCTGGAATCAGGAACAGCCGTATATGGGCAATCACCCTATGAATCAAGAAATGTCGAATGAGTACCGTGGTAGAGATGGTCGTATGAGCCGTGATAATAATCGTGGTTCTTACGAAAACGCCTATGATGGTGCTTACGATGGAGCGTATGACGGCAGTTATGATGGCTCATATGACGGTAGTTATGATGGTTCTATGGATGCGTCCAATGATAATTCCTATCGTAGAGGGCGAGATGCCAGAACTGGCAGATATGTGAGCAGAGACAATGGTAACAGAGGTTACAGTCGTGCGATGGATAAACAGCGTATGATTGGTAAACTTGAAGACATGATGGATGATGCTCCGTCAGAGAAAGAACGCAGAGCTTTACAGCAATGTGTGGACAAACTTGAGAAGCAGTAATTAAATTGCGGGGGAGGAGTAAAATCCTCCCCTTCTAAAGAGGAATATAACATGGATTTAAAAGAAATCAATGATTTAATAGATGATATAGAAAGCAAAGAAACTTCCTTATCTAATGTACGAAACTTATCTGCATTATACACAGTTAAAAATCATTTAGTTGGAAGCAAGACATATAATAACGTAGTAAAAGAATTAAATGACATACTTCCTTCTTATTTAAAGTACATCGAAACGAAAAGACGATACCAGTTGCGGGAGATTGAAGAAACGAATGTTTTACTACAGCTTGGAAATGTGTGTAAAGAAATAAAAGAATTTATTCAGACCTTATATAGCGGCACAGATACACCAGAAGAAAGAAAATTAATATATGATTTGATTAGAGCATTAAAAGGGATACAGTGATGTGTCTCTTTTTTAATTTAAAAAAGTTGTTGACATTATTAGAAACGTGTAGTATAATGTACTTAACAACAAAGAAGTGCACACTATAGAAAGGAGAAAACAAATGGCAATTCAGTGGCAGTGGGATGATAAGATTGGAGAAGCTGTAATTCAGCAGACGGTTGATGGGGAAACGAAAGAATATCGAAAGAATATCTATGGCGGCAACTGTTTTATGATTTTTCTCAATGAGTGGGATGAAGGCGAACATCATATGTACAGTCTGTATACCTTCTTTGCTGATGAAAAACACGCAAAAATCTGTTTGGGACTTGATAGAACAAAACAGGATATTGGTAACATTCTGGATGACGGAGTGAACAAACTCGTTAAGTTGAGAATTAACAAGAAGAAATCCCGGTATTACAAAAAGATTGTTGCTCTGTTCGCTCAGGCATTTGATAACATTAATATTGAGATTTATACAGAGGAGAATAAAGAACATGATTGATATTAAGATTGAGAAAGCAACGAAATGCAACGGGGAATGGTCACTTTACGTGACCTTCCCCTATGATAATAAAATAGTGGATATTATGAGGAGTTTCCCGTCCCGTTTTTGGAACGGTGATAGCAAGTCGTGGGAACTCCCGCTCAAATGCTTCAAACCCATCATTGATGCACTTCCTGATTATGATTTTGATATTCATGGGAATTGGAAAGCATTTGAAGAAAAGAAAGCTGTAGCAATGCCGGCCGGATTTCAGTTTAAAACAACTCCCTTCCAGCATCAGGTGGAAGGATTTCAGTACGGACTCAACAATGACAGATGGCTTTTGGGTGATGAACAGGGATTAGGTAAAACAAAGCAGGTCATTGATATTGCGGTTGCTAAAAAGTTACAGAAGGGTTATAAACACTGCCTTATCATCTGCGGTGTGAACGGACTTAAGTGGAATTGGCTTAATGAAATTCACACTCATAGTAACGAATCAGGATGGATTTTAGGACAGAGAATTAAGTCTGGAAAAAGAATCATTGGCAGTGTGTCGGACAGAGTAGAAGATTTACGGAATATCAATAGTATCGAACCGTACTTTCTTATTACTAATGTAGAAACACTTAGGAATGAGGAAGTTGCAAAGGAAATTCAGAAACTGTGCAAGAATGGCACTATTGGTATCGTTGCTATTGACGAAATTCATAAATGCAAAAATCCGTCTTCTCAGCAAGGAAAGGGTATTCTTAAGATTCAGCCGGAGTGCAGAATTGCTATGACTGGTACACCGCTTATGAATAATCCGTTCGATTTATTTATCATTCTTAAGTGGCTCGGATATGAGAAACATGCTTTCTATGCTTTCAAAAAACATTATGGTATTTTCGGAGGGTTTGGCGGATACGAAGTAATTGGTTATAGATATCTTGATGAACTTCAGGCACAGCTTGATGAAATCATGCTTAGAAGACTTAAGAAAGATGTACTTGACCTTCCTGAGAAAACTCATATCACTGAATATGTTGAGATGACTCCGAAACAGGCTCAGATTTATAAAGAAGTAACTGCTGAGATTAAAATGAATATTGACCAGATTAAGATGGCAACTAATCCTCTGGCAGAACTTATTCGTATGCGTCAGGCTACTGGTTATACAGGTATTCTTTCTTCTACCGTTAAAGAGTCTGCTAAACTTGACAGAATGGAAGAACTCGTGGAAGAAGCAATAGATAACGGAAAGAAAGTCGTTATCTTTTCTAATTGGACACAGATGACCAATGTTATTTATGATAGACTTCATAAATACGGCGCACTTATGATAACTGGTGAAACTGCTGATAAAGATAGGATGAATTTTGTAAACGCATTTCAGACTAATCCAGATAGAAAAGTTATCATCGGTACTATTGGTGCAATGGGAACAGGACTTACTCTTACTGCTGGCACAGTTGAGATTTTTATGGATGAGCCGTGGAATCGTGCTAACAAGGAACAGGCGGAAGATAGGTGTCATCGTGTAGGCACAACAGAGAACATCACTATTTACACACTTGTCTGCAAAGATACGATTGATGAAAAAATCAATATGTTGGTTGAACGTAAAGGTGCAATGGCAGATGCGCTTGTTGACGGTAAAGTTGCAATGGACAAAGGAGAATTGTTAAACTTCCTTATTAATTAAATTATTGACAAACTAAATTTATGTGTTATAATATTATAGTAAATAATATTGCTCTAAGGAAGGAGGGATGTTAATGGGCGATATTAATGTTAAAGAATTATTACGGTTAGAAGAGGTTGCAATTCTTATCGGAAGTTCTGGTAAGTCGATTAATAATTGGTATATGTTTAGAAAACAGAATCCAGATAATGAGTATGCTAAAATGCTACCAGACTTTATTCAACAGGGAGAACGACAGACCAGATATTGGAGACGGGAGGATATTTGGAAATTAATCCAATTTAAGCAGTCTATTCCTCAAGGTCGAAATGGCATTATGGGCAGTATCACTCAGAAGTATTATCACAAAGAGGAGGAAAAAGATGAATCCGCAAAGTGAAACTTTGGAAGAACTTATTCCACGATATGCTCTTAACAAATCTGAATTAGACGCATATAAGAAATTATGTGATACGGACAATGCGAAAATCAAGGAAATGATGCTTCAGTCTCAAGAAAAGAAACATGAGGCGGGTGATTATGTTGCGACCGTCACGGTATCGGAAAGAGAGACTATGAATGAGGAAATGCTAATTTCTTTATTCACTTCTGTTCCGTCTTTCGTATCTATTTGTGATAAATATAACATTGTGAAAACAAAAGAATATATTGATTATGATGCGTTGGAAAATGCAATTTACAACGGTCGTATTCCGCAAGACATGCTATTACAGATGAACGAAGCGAGACAGGTAAAAGAAGTCGTTACGCTTAAAGTATCGAAAAAGAAGGGAGCGAAATAAATGTATGTAAATCCTGTTATTGTTGGAGTATTTGGCACACTAATTTTTGAAGCAATCCTTATGACAATAGTAGTAGTTGTATCACTACAGAGAGGACACGAAGAAGATGAAGATAACAACGATACGGGCAACGAGTAGAGCGTCTGTAAAAGTGGCAGATTCTTTTTACACTGTAGAATACTGTGAAGAAAGAAGTATTGACCCGGAAGATAATATAGAAGAGGAAAGAAAAAAACTTTGGGATACGTGCAACTCTGAAACCGATAATCAGATTGAAGATATTCTAAAAAGTTTCTCTAAACGATAGTTGACATCAATCTGTATGTACAGTATAATAAAGAAGTCGAGAGACAACAAACAGGTTAGCTTGCACTCCGCTACAGTGCTTGCGAGATAGACCTCATACGGAGACAAGCTAACGAGTCTATCCATATACTGAGTAGCGGCTGTATATGGATAGACTATTTGTTTATTGGGAGGTTATAATGAAAAG